CTTGAGCAGCATCTTTGAAAGTATCGCTAGAAGTTGCAGCACCATTTATTGCTTCATCCAACAAAGTTTGTTTAGTGGTTAGATTTTTTACAGAATCTTGTTGCGCATCAGTCGCATCTGATACTGCGAGTTGTGCTTCTGCTAAAGCAATTTGTGCTTCTGTAATTTGTTGTGAATCGCCACTCGCATAAGCATCTCGTAAATCTTTTTCAGCATCAGCAACAGCAAACACCGATTTTTGAACATCAAATCCAGCCCGTGTAACTTCCCGTTGCGCTTTAGCCAGTTCGCTTTGAGCATCGCCAGCCTGAACACTATTTGCCCCATAACCGTTCAAAACATTGTTGAATTTTGTTTGTGCCGTTACGAGCCTATTTTTTGCTGTCAATAAATCTTGATCTGATTTAAGTGCAGCCTTACCTGCATCACGATAAGACCTTTGTGCCGAAGTCAAACCTTTCAACGCATCAATATATTTTTCTAGTTTCTGTGTAGCAGTTTCAACTGCTTTCGCTGCGCCACCTGTACCTGAGCCAGCAGCACTAGCGACATCCTTTAATGATTGAACAACTTTCTGTACGCCACCTTCTTTAGCAGCCATCGCACCCGTGCGTTCTGCAACACCAGATATTTCGGCTTTAGCAGATTTGGCTGCCGAACCAATACCAGTAAAAGCCATATAACCAAGTTTGCCAACTTCCTCAATATCTGCACCGAAAAGGTTTGCTGCCTTAATCAAAATGTTGATGCCAGTAATAGCAACATTTATCATCGTGACAAAATAGTTGAATACGAAAGCAACGGTATTCTTAAACACAAACTTTAATGCAGTGCCGATCATGTTTACTGCTTCACGAACAGCAGCAAACTTTACATATAAACCAACCAAGATCACACCCATCGCAATAAAGTAAGCAATAGTGATACCGATTGGGTTTGCTAATAACGCCACGTTGAACAAGTTTTGTGCAATCGCAGCAGCAATAGAAACAGCACGCAACGCAACAAACGCTGTAGTCAAAGCAAGAATAGTGTTTCCAAGCGCACCCATGTTTGTTGTTACATCAAGTGCCTTCCCACCTAAAAACTTGAATGCAGCACCAACACCCTTTTCACCAATAATGTTTGAAAACTCAACAAAAACTGGAATAACTTTGTCATTCAAAAATGACATTAACGCCGAAAAAATAGGAATCAAAGCAGTACCGATTTTGCTTTTAATATCCTCAACTTGCGCACCAAAAGACTTCATCTTGAAAGCAACACCATCACTTGTTCTCGCAACATCACCTTGTTGAATTGAAGTCTGTTCAAGAATAAGTGCGTATGCTGCTTGTGTCTTGATCGCTTGTGGCAAAGTTCCCTTAGTCGTAGAGATAAGACCCATTTCAAGTGCTTTATTTTTTAACGCAGCCTCATTTAATGCGACACCAAACTTCTTTAACGGTTCTGTTTCACCAGAAAGACCACTACGCAAAGCAAGCAACGCATCATCAATAGGCACATTGTTAAACGAAGCCATATCTGCAGCAAGTTCAACAAGTCTTACGCTCATCTGCTGTGCTTCTGGTGCGCCTATTCCAAAGGCTTGAAAAAGGTTTCCGTATGTTCCTGCAGCCTCCAACGCTTTTTGTTGTGAAATACCTAAAGCCTTTGCTGTTGTCTGCGACCACGCAATAATTGTTTTAGAACTTGAACCGAATACAGCATTTATTTTGCTTATTGATTCTTGCAAGGTTGATGCAGATGAAATAAGAGATTTTGCAATTATTCCTCCTGCGATAGCAGCAACAGCACCGAACTTGGCAAGATTTTTTATACCGTTTGTTATAGATTTATCAAAAGTACGCAAACCGAAGGTTGCCTTATTTCCAGCGCCTTCAAGTTTCTGGAAATCCTTAATAGCCTTGCTGATGCCTTTGCTGTCAAAGGTGCTTACTATGTTTACGCCAACTGCCATAGGATTATCCGTTCAATCGTTTCTGCACTTCACCATCAACCTTACGAATTGAAATCTCAATAGCCTTTTCAATCAATGGCAGATTCTTTTCCGTGAAAGGATACATGATGCGTGAACGGTATTTTTCCCCTGATGATTGCAAAGAACGCTTATCAAGGTTAGAAATAAACTTTTGACCAGCAGAAGCACTAGCGCCACGAGCAGCCTTAGTTTTTGAACCAGCCGAATCATAGACTTGACCACCAGCATCCATCTGTTGCAAACGAATTAAACCATGCTGACCGATACCAGTTGGCTTCTTTGTGGATATCGCAACTCTGACTTTGCTTTTCGCTGACGCACCATTGTAAGGAGGTAAGCGTGATTTGCTTGAAAGCCTGCCACCAGATGTGTGCCAGTTCAGCAACGGCTCATCAGGGAAGGCACGACCAACAGCAGTAGCAGCAGGTTTTGCAGATGTTTTTAGATCGCTACTAATACGATTAAATGTTTCCCGTTCATACTTGCGTAACTCTGCAAGTGTTTCACGAACACCATAAACATCAACTTTGATTCCCATAGGCACAGATGCTACTACCGTTTGCGTCTAGCGTTTTCGTTTCGTTTCGCTAACACATCAAACATTGTTTCCAACATTTCCTCTGATTCATTAACTAGCACCGAAGGCGCAATGCCTGTCTCTATGGCGAGAAACGCTATAGACCAATGCGCAGAATCAGAACCTAACTTTCTTTTGGGTCTGCACCCACAATCGGTTCATCCTCACGGATCTCAACTGTTGTAACAGTGTTAATCCAATCAGGATCAAACTTTAATGAAGTTTTACGGCAGCGAGTTTCACTGTGCCACGCCAACCACGCTAAATCTGTGAGCCTTATTTCTGTTTCAAATCGTGCCACGCTTCGTGACCATGTGCGTTCAAACGCAACGAAGTCTGCGAACACAGCATCAACAGGTGATTTCATACCGTCATTGAACTCAACTTGTAAAGCAATTTTCATTGCGATCTCCTTCTAACTGTTTTGATTAATGATTAAGCAGTTGTTTTAACGAGTGTGCCACCAGCAAATGAAAGCGATGTCATACTCAATTCACCAACGCCTGCAGCCACAGGTGTATGACTAGCAAGATAAGTGCCACTTACTGTATAGAGTGGATTCGTTGTGCTAGTTGCTGCTGCGCTTGGGCGAACCGTAACGGTTGTCTGTTGTCCTACGACTGGAAAAATTGTTGCTTCAACTTCTGATGCAGCAAAATCTTGCATGAACTCAACTTCAATAGCAATGTTCTGCAGACCACCAACGAACGCACGGTTCGTACCAAATGCAGTTGTTTCTACTGCCTCAATTTCGTAAGTAAGCGTAACGCTATTTGCCCTATCGGAAAGCACCACACCATTAACAGTGATGTCAGCATTTGTTAGAACGATTGCAGCCATGATTTATTTTTCCGTTTCTTCCGTGATTTCTTTTTTAAGAACCTTTGCATTGACTTCGGCAAGATGTCCACCATCAACCAATGCTTGAATGTTACACCCATCAAGGAGTGCGCTGTCCACTGTCTCGCCTTGTTTTACTGAAGCAAGTTTGTTGCTCAAAACTTTATATGTGGTCATAGTTTTCCTTTAAGCGTGAACTGTAACAGATACTTGGATTTGCAAAAACTCTGCATCAGCAGAATTAAGGCTTGAAATGTCTGCACCTGATGGTACTACTAAAGTTTGCGCTACGCCACCAAGCGTAGTATCTCCTTCTAATGCAGCACGAATACTTTTGCTACCTGAGTAGGAAAGAAAATCATCTAGTAAGGCGTGCGCTGTGCGATCCAAATATCTGCCAACAATCACGCTGACAGTCCAATTCATTACAACATCGCCACCACCGAACGCCCTGTGATAATCAACAGAGTTCAACACAGGATAAGCGATAGGTGGATTCAGTTGCTCAGGTTGATAAGTGTAGGTTCGTAGCCCTGTGATCGTTCCTAAGCGTGCTGCAAGCCCTGTAGCGACTTGTGAAACTGTGGCAGGCATCAGGCAATGCCAAACATTTTGTATGGTGACAACAGATCACGAACATCTGGGTCAATAGCCCGAACAGTAATAGCCATATCAGCGAAACCTACAACGCCTAGTGCAGCGTTTAAGCGTGCGAACTGACGCATAGCAAGTAGCACACAAGCCTGATTCACATCATCAGGAATTGCGTTCCAACCCCATAGGGCTGTGACCTGAACTGTAGGAAAAGATGGTGTAACAAACAGAGGAAAGGTTGCGCCACCAACCATACGAGCGTTCAAATATGGGCGTGACTGTAGAACTGCATCTGTTGGTTCAAGAATGTAATCAACACCCTGAACCAAAGTTGTTGCATAAGTACCATCAGCAGTGGTATCAATTTTAATTGTTATGGAACTTGAGGAAACATCTGCTGGAAAGAACAGCATGTATTCGTTGTACGGATACATCGTGATCGCTGTTTGATTTGTTTTGTAAAAGAACCTGCCTGTGTAACCATCAATACGGCGTGAAGCAGACTCAATAGCGTTCTCTAGTAGCGTGTCATCCACATTGTCTGTAAGCCTTAGCGCAGCCTTTACCTCTGCAAGCGTGCAATAACCGTTCGTAATTGCCACAGGTTATGCCTTACGCTTCTTAACTGGCTTGATAACAGCACGCTCTACAACAGGTTCAATCGCTGCTGTTTCAATTTCATTACTCATATATTTGTGATCAAAGCCAACTTCACGCAACGCAGCATCAACTGCTTTGACACGATTAGCGAGCCCTCTTTTTTCGTAACTTGCACGCTCAATTAGTAATGCTTCAACATAGTTTTTCATTAGCACTCCGAAAATAGAAAAGGGTTGGTGACACCCCGAAGGATACCACCAACCCTTTCAAAAGTTGATTAACAAACAACCTTAGAAGGTTGGTGTGATCAATCCAGTTCCGCCCACAAGTGCAAAAGCATTTGGGTAACGGTTGGCAGTGAACGCACTGTAGCCATAAACGATCATGGTTACATCAAGTTCAGAAGCCTTTGGTTGCTCAAAGCGCAACATCATTGGCTCGCCACCACCTTGTTCAAACAAGTGTGCTTCTTGTGTGTTTCCGATAATGATCACATCTTCGTTTGTACCAGTACCGTTTGTAGTGGTGACATTCGCATCCGTAATAATTGGGAGACCCAACATTGTGTAACCAGAGTTTCCGTACACAGGTGAGCCGTTGCCCGAAGCGAACGCTGGCTGACCATTGAAGTTTGGAACTGGTACTGCGAGTGGACGCTTCTGATCATCAACAGCAGCCAAGATGAAACCAAGTCGGCGTGGGTGCATGAGGATAAAGTTTGGTCCAGCAAAGAAGTTTGTTTGGATGCGTTGAATAGCATCAACAATCTTTGGGTACAACTCTGCAACGGTTGGTGAAGCATCGGTGTAGGTAACTACCTGCGAGATGGTGTTCATCAATGATGTTGCGCTAGTTGTTACAAACAACGAATCCAAGTTTGTGTGGTAAGCAGAAACAAGATCAGCCATTACTAGCGAATCAATGTTCGTGCCACGCTCCAAAGCCTGACGGCTTACATTCTGCTGACCTGCAACGGTAACAACCGAAACATCAAGTTTCGTGTCATCCATATTGGTTTCAGAAACTGCTGCACCTTCAGTTTGAACTGCTGTGCTTGAACCAGTTGTGACCTTGCTGATGCTGATAACCAAACCAGAATCAGGAAGTTGATGCTTGCGAGCGACATCCAAGAATGGGCGTCCTGCACGAGCGAACGGTGCAGCCAATTCGGTGAGGAATTGTGGCACGATCAATCCAGCAAAGTTTGCTGAAGTGACATCACGGCGTTCAACTTTTTCCTCTTGCATGTGGCGTGCGAGACGCTCTTTTGCAGAGAAGTCGTTGGTGAACTGTGCAGCGTAAGCGTCAGCGATGAACGAAGTTTCAGCCTTCGGGCTGTAAGTGCGTGCTTCTGACTTAACTACTGTTGGTGCGACAGCCACATCAAACTTCTTTTCTTTGCGAAGTTCTGCTGCTTCTGCCGAACGCTTTTCAAGTTCGGTGTGGTTTTTGATTTGCTCATCCAATGAACGAACCTCATCAAGTGCTGAAACAATTTCTGCATCTTGTTCTGGTGAAAGTTCACGGGCTTCTGCTTGTGCTGCTTCAACAATGGCGTCTGCCTTTGCAAGTGCAGCATCACGCTTTTCAATAAGTGTTTTGCTAAATGACATTCTGACCTCCTGTGGTCAATAGTTGTTTGTGTTTCTTTCTCAGTGTCAGGAGATCAGTGACCCGTTCTAGGGTCGGCTGTCTAACGGCTGCGAAGTTTCTGCAATGCAACCTGATTTTTTCTCAGGCTGAAAGTAGAAACTGGTGGAACAATAACACTATTATTTCTGTTGCGCAACTCTGCGACAGTTTCCTCATACGCAGGAAAAGTTACAAGGCTTACATCAAACAACTGGACTTCACGAAGTTCACGAACTGATCTGTCAGCGTTGAAAGAATCTTTGATGGTTCTGAAAGCAAAACTCATTTGCGATATGTCTCCACGCTTCATCGCAGAAAGGATACGAGCCGAATCAGGGTTCATTGGATCTAGGTCAGCCTCTACTCGTAGCCCACGCTCATCTTCTTCCAACGCCAATGTGCCACTCTTTGAGCGAGCCAACGGCACACCTTCATGGTTGATCAGCAAACGAACATCTGCACCATCATTCAAAGTTTTACTGAACGCACCACGCTTCACATATTCAATGAATGGCATTGGCTCTGACGGAGAATCAAACAATGCAGCGTAACCAACTAAAGTATTGCCGTTGCCTTCAGCACGCACTTCAAGATTGCTGTACGCAATCGTGCGCTTCTCGTCTAATGGTTTTGCTATCCAGTTGCATAGTTCGCTCATAGTGTCTCCACTGTATATGATTTTAGTTGTCTTTTTTACTTTTAGAAAATCTTGGGTGATTTGACTTTAATAGATCGTTATCTTGAACATAGTTTTTATTTTCTGGCGCACCAGTTCTTGATAGGTATAGAAACGCATTTACTCTAGCAAACGACCATTGCGCTCTAGTCATGTTGGGTCTGTGCGAAGTGGAGAACGCACCTGACCCACGCCGATACACAGCCTTCAACGCACCTAAAGTAACCCGAGTCCAATCAGGTCTGTCTGCTTCTTTCATTTTCTCGTTGTGTTCAGTTACTTTATTTTGCAAAGTTTTTTCTGTACCTTCTGAAAGTTTAATGCCACCAGTTTTATCGGCTGCTGAACCTTGAGGGTTTTCATCGCTTCCTTTGATTTGATCTTTTGGTGGTGCTGGCGCTCGTTCTTCATCACCGTCTAGTTGTTCCACGATTCTTTCTGCGTATGCTTGCGCCCGTCTTGCAGATGATTTACTTGAACCACCACCCCACAACAGCATTGCTACTAAGCCTGCCGTGATTTCATCGCCTTGAACAGCGTCAAGATCAACAATGTGGCGTGCAATCCAAGGCGATATTTTGCGCCACTTGTTTTCGCTTAGGGCTTCACCGTTAGCCATACGCCGAGCATCAGCAACAGTCGCAGGAACTAGTCCGTCACCTGATTTACCTTCAGCGTGTAATGCCAAACCTCGTTTTGCTGATGCACGCATAAACGCTGGTGCAGACAAATTAACTGCCCGATATTCCTGCATCTGCATTTCCTCAATCGGTTCATCCTCTAGTTCATCTTCCATTTCTTCATCGGATTCATATGATTCTTTTGCTTTCATTAACATCATGATTGCAGCATCAATAAACGAAACCATCTCACTATTTCTTGTATCTGTTTCATCTGCCGTAGCAATATTTAATGCTGTCATCTGATCCAACGCTTCTTGATGTGTTGCGTGACATCCACCATCAACAGGAGTCATTTCCCCAACTTTTACTACAGCGTGACCATCACAACCATCTGCATCCATAATTACTTCGTAAGGCATACATCAATCCAAATCTGGAGTTAGCACACGAACATTTGTAGTGCCTGTATTAGTAATCCCGTAAAGAGTTTCACCGAATGGAACTTGGATTGTTATCGTTTGGTTATTTGGTAAATGTAACCCACTTGATGTTGTAACAGCACTGTCACCAAGATATGTGCTTCCACTTGTTGAATGGAAATAGCAAGTACGAGGTTGATTATCTGCTGCGAGAATTAATGTTGGTGAAGTAGTTACTGTTACTGCTACTGATTTCATAAGTTATCTCACTGGTGGTTTCGGATCAGTACCCAATGTTGGAAGTTCCCCACCCTCAACACCTGCTATCGCAGTTCCAGCCAAGCCCATAACAAACTGATCGCCACCTTCATACGGTTCATAGTTTTCTATTTCACGAGCCTCGTTAGGTGTCATCGTGCCAGACATGATCTGGATTTGTTGTGCCTTGACACGGGTTGTTAGATCGGCACGCAAGAACTCATCAGCATTAAACTTGATGTATGTATCTATAGGCAGTCTGCTTGAAATAGATTCCTCTAAACGGCGCACCCATCCAAGCAAAGTGTATTTGTAAAACGCTGAACCCAACGCCTCTAAGTTTTGGTAGGTCTGCGAATCTCCACCAGTACCAATGATCAAGTGCAACGGGATGCGATAAACACGGGCGATGTCACGAATGATTGACTCTTTGTGTTCCAACATTTGCATATCGGCTGCGCTAGTTGTTACTGAACGCCACTTCAAACCACCTTGAAGCACAGCAGGCTTGCGATGCTTGTAATGTGACTCCTCCCAATTATCCCTGATCTGTTTTGCTTGCTCAGGTGTTATCGCTTGATCTGTTTCCAATACCGATGATGGTGTTGCGCCTTCACCATAAAACTGTGCCAAGAACCTATCCATCGCAAGCCCCATACCGACTGTGTTGCGCATGGTTTCTAAAGGTGACAAACCTTTTTTGTAGTTGGGCAGAATCATCCAGTGAATAGCAATGATGTCATCAGATGAAAATTGTTCTTTACCGATCTGATAAAAAGTTTCGCTTGTGTCTGTATCGGTAATGTTTTTAATTGCGTTCGGATGTATGTTGCGCATTTCAACAGGGAAACCATTTGAACCTCTTGGAGCATAAATGTATGCGTTACCGTGAATGGTGAGGGTGAGCATTGTTTGGTGAATGAAGTCAAACATTGTTTGTCTGTCATTTGGTTTCATCAATACAGATGGCGTTGGGATGTTCTCAATTTTGCCTCTACGATTACGCACCACCTCAATCGGCATAGACGCAACAGAATCAGCAAGGATGCTTACTGCAGCCAGAAATGCGCTGTGGGCGAACGCAGAAGTTTCATTAACGATTTCGCCTGACCAGTTGTTGTAGTACGGGCGTGCAGTTATCTGGTATGGATCAATGCTTGTAGGCAAAGCACGCTGCTCAGTCCGTTTCCATAAACTCATGCTGCTAAGCCTCCGCCGATAACCATCAGAACGCCTGCAACAATAACACTAACGGGAACATTGAAACAGCCGATGCCGATAACAATCAAAATGCCACCCATAATTTCTATTGCTGTTGTAATAGTTTCTTTTTTGTTCATGCCCATATGTCCAATACTGTTGGTGTTGCTTGTTGTGTAGGTCTGCTAGTTGCACGATCCAATGCCATGACCATAGCAATGCACGCATCTATCTTACGCCTAGATTTTCCTTTAGACAGTCTCCAACCTGTATCGGTCATACGCTGTGCTGCTGAAAGAACTTGATCAGTGAATATTGGTGAACCATCATGAGCCACTTTTTTGTTCATAATCATTTCGTATGCGTTACCACACGCAGGGATCATTCGTGCTGCTGACTGCCCAAACTCCACCATGTTTAGCCCATCATCAGATAACGCTTCGGCTGATCTTTGAAAGAACGCAGGATCATACGCAAACTCTTGCACCGTATAGGTGTTATGTAGTTCACGCAAATAATGTTCTACATCAGCAACATCAACGCCCTCTAGTTCAGGTTGCCAAATCTTTGCACGCATCACAAACCGTTCACCTTGTTGCTGCACGGTAACGACTGCAATCGTGTCATGTCGCAAAGCCATATCTATGCCCACAAATACAGGTAACTCTGTATCAAGTTCATGTGTTGCAGATACGCACTGCTCCCATGCTCCTACAGGTAGCCACGACTCCTGTGATCGTACCCATTGGTTTAATCGCCAACGGCGCATCCCCATCTCTGATGTTTGTTTAACTGCGACTGCCAGATCCTCTGGATCTAATAAACCTTCAGCCAGATTTGGATTGGACACACGCCATGCTTTCTGATCATCAATCTGACAATCCTCTGGTGCTTCCCACCACCAAAAACCAAACTGGTCATCTTCAACTTCGCCAGATGCAACTTGCTTTCCGTACTGATACAACTTCCCTGCCAAACTTTCCAAGTCGTAACCTGCCGTAGTAATACTTACGACCAATGGTTCAATGCGTGCACCTGATCCCAAAGTCATCTGGTCATAAAGATCGCTGTTGTTCTGTCCCCATAACTCGTCAAACAAAACGAGTGAAGGGTTCAACCCTGCTTGCCCTTTAAAGTCAGATGACAACACACGGAACACAGAACCGAAACGAGGCATCTCAATCGCATCCCGATACACCTTTGACTCGGCAGCCAACAATGGACTGTTCACTATTTGTTGTTTGGCTTCATTGAAAATAATTCTTGCTTGCTGTCTGTCATTTGCTACTGCATAAACTTCTGAACCTGCTTCTCCAGCAATCATCCCGTACACACCAACGGCTGACATCATCAATGACTTACCTTGCTTACGAGGTAAACCGATCAGCGCACGGCGATAACGAAGTCTCCCTGTTACATCATTGCGCTCATACAAAGAACGCAACAGCCACTTCTGCCAGTTAGTAAAAATTAGTGGTTCGCCTGAACGAAAACCTTTTAGAACATTAAAATAATTCTCTGCGAAACTTATAATCTCATCACCATCTGATGATTTGTTTTTTCGTTGCGTGTAAAACGCTGGCTTCCACTTATCGGCTGGCTGAACGCTTTTCGGCAATGCGTTTGTTGAGATCACTGAACTCATGTTTTGTTGTTTCACCTGTTCCTAATAGCCCTCGCTCTGATGGACTAAAGCCTATCTGACCTAACAAAGTAATGATCTGGCGATCCACTTCACGCAATGCTCTGCGCTCACGCCATAAAGTTTGATCTTCTTTCAACATGACTCGCAATCGGGTTCGTTCCTCAGTTGCTTCACATAACATCAAAATGAGTTCGGTGTCCATATTTTGTTTGAGCCAACCTGCACCAGATTGCCAAACTTGATTCCATAGCCTTCTGCCACCTTCACCGATCGGTCGGTGAGGTTCAGGAATATGGGTGCTTGGTAAGCCAATGATCTCTGCAGATTTTGTTACAGCAGGAAGTTTGCGCCCTGACGGATTACCGATACGGATCTTGCGTTCCACTGGTTTCCGATTGCTTCCACCACTGCCTTTGCCACCCATTAAAGCCACTTTCTGTAGATGATCATTATGTCATGCTACAAACAAAAAATGGGCTGCGCCTCCCAGATCAAAAGGAAACGCAGCCCACGGGGGAAAATTAACTTGCTGAATAAAACTCTTTCGTAGTCACATGCGCTGTACCGTAACCATCAACCAAACACATTGAACGCTGCTCCACTAGATCCATCCACGCTAAACCATCCTCTAGGAAAGTATCAATATATTGTTGATCGGCTGGCTTCTCTACGATTTTTCTCCAGCAGTTGTGGCAAGTAGAACGGCGAGCCATTATTTTACCTCCGATGCTGAAATTGAATGAGCCATTGAATAAGTGCCTAGTGGATAGCAATACTCAACACCATCACGCACTCGGATGCTCACACGCTTCAACTGGTTATGATATTTAACAGTCACAAACTTTGCTGTTCGTGAAACAACAGTGTAACGAAAGATGCAATCCCAATCGCAGGCTGAGCGAGCAGACAACTCTTGACCAACTTGAAACTTGGTTACGGTTTCCATTACAGCACCACCGTTGTGTTAACGACTTCACCATCAACGATTTGCAAGTTAGCGTAATAAAGTTTTTTGCCATTAGGGCGCTTGATACCAGCAAAATGTGTCCAACCAAGTTGAGCCACAAAATTGTTGCTGTGTTCTTTTATCTCTACAATTTCCCAAACTTGATTTTTGCTAATGAACTTTGTGCTTTTCATAATTTCCCTCCTCAGGGTGTTTAACTTGATAACTCAATCATAGTGTGACGGCAGCCACTTGCAAGCATTGTTTTAACTTTTTTTTTGCTTCCCATAAAACTAGTTTTGCTGACAGTATGCACGAAGAGG